TAACTTTTCATAGTCTCCACCATTATAAAGCCCTGGATCCTGTAAACCTACTGCGTAATCTTTGTCATATAAGTCTACGTTTTGAGCATAATAGTAGTTTAGACTCGCATCAAGATAGTTAATTGAGGAAAGTGGTGGGAATGTTAAAAATAAAGAAGTAAAATCAGGGTCATTGTAAAGAGTGTATACATAGTTCTTTACATAAATTGTTGTACCATAATCAGAACCCTTGAGGTTATATTTAATGGTTGAGAATTTTGCTCTTTCTCTTTCCTTGGCAATATAAATTGCTACCTCTTTTAGCTTCTGTGAAACTAAGGGAATCACGGTAGCTAAGTTGTTATTATTAGAAAGGTCTAAGTCTTTAAAGAAAACCCGTTCTTGAGGGGTTGTGAGGTTGAGCAATACATATTGTATCGCAGAAATGTACTCATCCCTTATGATATTTTTCTCATCTGTATTGAGAGTTGCTTGAGGTACACTCTTTTCTGAAATATACCCCTTATACTCCAACTCAGTAGATATGGAATTTTGGTTGATCCCTTTTTTAGTCTTTGAGAAGTTTATGAATGATGCAATATTTCCGTTCATTAAATTAATCCTACTCCCCTTCTAAGAGCATTTCCGAGATATTGTTCCATTAACCCACCAGACATAGTAAAATATGTTGATAAGTTACTATCAAATTGAATAGCAGTTAACGTAGTCAAATTGTTACTCCAGTCAATATAACCATCAATCTTATTTATGTCAGAAACAACAGTTGGTGTCTGTAAATAAAAACTGTATTGCTGAGTTATACTGTTCCAGTTTATATCAGTAGGCAATCCCCAATTCCAATTATTCTGATAGGCTGATAACGGGTAGGAAGATAAACCATTAAATGTAACATCTACACTGCTAGGGTTAGCAGCAGAATATGTAGCTAAAGCAGTGGTATTACATGCAACTGTTGATGGGGTAATTGTTGTGTAGACGTTTCCAAAAAATTGATAAGAAATAATGTTAGAACCAGCAGAAATGATACTACTATTAGTAAGCTGTGCTCCTAAATTTGTTTGAGAGTATTGAGCATCTACACTAGCATACTTTTCGTAATTACTATTAAAGCCTGTATCGGAACCTAGTAATCTTGAATAATTAATGCTCAACAAGTCCATTACCCTTTGAACATCAGATGGGAACTTTATGTTGTAGTTCTTATCTTTGTAGTTTATTTCTTCAAAGAGACCATATAGCTGAGTAATGTTTGCGCCGTCAACATTAGCGTTATTGTCAACGAAATTTGCAATTTTTTCATAATATCTCTTACCAATGCTATTAGGGCTGCTTTCTTGAGTACCACCAACATATGCAAAGAAATCATCAAACAAAGATGTTTGATCTTTTAGTCTAGGCATTAACGCATAGCTCTTTAAAGTTTCAACATAATCGAAGTTTTCATTAATCTTCATTATGTTATACTCTACATACTCAGGATAATAATTAAACACATATATACCTTCGATGTATTGACCAAAACCGTCTGTATCCATTGCGTAACCGAATGCTGATAATACAACAGGATTTACTGCAAAAGGAACCTGTATGTTTGTGTAGGCTGTACTTAGAGAAAAGTTAGTAGTAGCTCCTATGCTTGCAAAGCTATTAGTATAATTTGCTGATAAAACACCAGCATAAAAACTGCTTAATAACTCTGTTGATATGTTGTTTGTATCATAAGCATTGTACTGAAAATTTGTAGGGAATAAATTATTGTTACCAAAGGCATCTTTTGTTCCATCAGCAGAAAGTAAAGCTAACTTAAAGGAGTTTGTTGAAATAGTTGCACTAGCAGGAATATAGTGCATTTGCCCATAGTATTTTAAAATGTTACCTTCACTATCTGCAGGAGCAATAAACAACGGAAAAGATGTTCCGTTAAACATAATGTTAGGTAACGGTGGCTGAGTTAAACCATTGCTAGTGAAGCTCCAGGAAACTGGGACTGTATAATTAACATACAAGTCAATAATTGTACTTGAATTGTTAATAAATGGTAACCCCTTCTCAAAAATAGAAAATAACTTGTTATTTAAAATCTGTTGTGCTAAAGGTACATCTTTTAAATTCTGTGTTAGATAAAGCCTCTCAAGAGTTTCTCTAGAAGGAGAATCGTCTTTAAAATAAAATACATTTTGACCGCTAGATCCAACGAAAATACTATTTACACTGCTTAGTGTACTCACATTACCAGTATAACCATCATATGTTAAGTAGAGATTTGTACTGTCTGTACTTAGAGACCTAATAATTGTTGTTTGGTTCTCGTTTGTAAATTGCCAGAAAGGAACTAAATGGTACCAATTTGTTTGGTAATATGTTCTATTTTCGTAGTCGTTAGAAAAGCTACCATCACAATATAATTCAATCTTGTAATCTATAGAAGATAAGCTGTTACATAGCTGCCAAGTATTATATCTATAGACATAAACAGGGTCAGTAAATTGAGCAGCAAAAGCTGTCATGTTATCAACATACGTTCTGCTTTGATTAATACCCGAAGTTGTAGTTGAAGAATTATAATAAACATCATTAACAGGAACAATGGATGGGTTAATTACATCTGTAATGTAATTATAAGCTGAAAGATAGGTTGTATAACTCTCAATCGGTTCACCATTTAAATCAGCAGTAAATAAAGTAATTTTATAAACCCCAGGCAATGGAAAATCATAGACTGAGTTGTTTTCTTTTAAAACAAATTTATCATTAACAGCAAATACAATAAAGTCTTTGTCGGCAGATAAAGGTAAACTAGATAGAGAAACACTTAGAGTTACAGGCATCCCAGTGTAAGAAGAAACTGGGAAAACATTGTTGTTGCTAACAACGTATTCCCTTGTGCTTCCCTTGCCAGTTATAATTGAAAACGGTACACTCATTAGAGAATAGTAATTAAGTTAGATAAGGTAAAGTAGTCAGGCAAATATGGGAACATAAAATCTTGAAGTACAACAGAAGATACAGAAGATTTTACATCGATATTTGGGTATTGAAAATTATAGTAAACGAAGCTTAGCCCGTTTCTAGCTCCATTTATATTAGCAGTTTGAATTGATTGTACCCCAGCAATATCAAGAATTTGAGCATTTAAGTCAGTTATGTTTACAGTACCACCTAGAGATTGTAAATCAAAATAACTCTGAATTGTACTAATAATAACACTCTTAATTTTGTCTCTATTTACAACAATATTAGGGTTTGTTGTTATTATTATCCTAGCACCGAAATTAGTATCTTGAATTGCAGAGTCGTCTACGCTTGAACCATATCCAAATTGAAATGCCATATAAACTGGATCCATAATTATTGGTTCAGCGGTTACTGTTTTTACTGAATTAATAGCTGAAATAACAAAGTTCTTTTGAGCTGGTGTTACGAAGTTATTCTTTGTAATCGTGGTAATTTTAGATGCAGATGTTTTTGGTACACAATAGATATAAACATTGTTAAAATTACAAGAAGAAGAAAACAGTATTTGATTAGATAATACATTTGTATCTAAATTTGGGTCATTTAGTTTTAAGTTGTCTGTCAAATACTTTAAATGAGAATTTAAATATTGTGAGTTGCTTAATACTTTTGTAGAGAATACAAAGCTAGCAAAGTTTGTATAAACAAAGTTTTCATAGTCAGTAGCATTTACTAATCTGTATTGAGATGTAAATGTTTGAGGTGCTCTTGTTCTAATTGATTCTACTGTTTCAGCATCAAAGAAGGCTGTTGAGTCTACCTCGTTATTAATATTAAGACCTAATACCTGTAAAGCAGTTAAATATGTCAAATTTTCATCTCTTACAGAAGCGAAAATTTGATTAAATCTAGGTGTGTTGTAAAGAGAAATTGCGGTATCATTTAACTTGTTAGAGTTAACTTGACCATCTACTCCATCAGATTGTAAGAAATACAACGCAATTAAATCTCCACCTTGTAACTGACGACCAGTAATATTATCTCCGAATTTAACTTCGTAGTGCTTATTTTCGTTTAATCTAATCTCACAAACTCTATCCTGAGGACCATATAAGAATAAGCTATCCACTCTTCTATATTCAACATATGTTCCTGTTTGTCTTTCAAATACATAAACAAAAATATTAAAGTTATCAACAATAACTGAATTGCCTGGTAATAGAGCAATAGTCTCGAATGCTACTCCAGCAGAGGACTGTGTTGGATATTCAACCATTTTACCCTGATAGAGCAAATAAGTAGAGCTAAATTGTTTTAAGGTTTCATTAATTCCTGCTTGAGTTGTTTTCTCAAAAGTAACATCATTAGTAAAAGTATAGTTAATACCATTTACGTTTAAGTATGAATATCTTGGAATTGTATAAACACCAGCGCTCAGTAATGAGGAATTAGCTACGAAAGGTAATGCACAGGTTTGAGGTCCAACTGGGTTATAATTTAGAAGCTTTACAATTCTGTTAATGTTCTCATATAATTGAGACTCTGTGAAAACAGATTCGCTGGATGTTTGGTTTAGATAAAAGAGTAATGTCTGGTAGGAATATGCTACAATATCAATTATCGCATTTAAATTACTGCCTTCAAAATTCTGATCTGTAAAAACGGTATTTGATGGAGTGTTAAGACGCTCAATCATTAAGCGCTTAAGACTAGTGGCGTCAAATGCTGTATAGGCATTTGGAGCTAATTTGAATTCTGGAAAAACACCTGTAGCCATATTATAAAATTGTTATTGCGTCTCCTTGAAATGTTCCTTGCAAGGAAAAAGATTGTTTTAATGTTGGTATTCTCAATGCCAGATTAATTACATAAAGGTATTGATCTGGATAAGGTATCACTTGCAAATCTACTATTTGAACTCTTGGTTCAAATATTGTTAAAGCATTGACAATCTCGTTGGCAATGGCAGTAGCTGTTGTGCTTGTAACTGGTTCAAACAAAAAATCTTCTATTCTTAAACCGTATTCTGGGCTTAATATCTTTTCACTCTTCTTTGTTGTTAAAAGATTAGAAATACTGTTTTTAACAGCAGCGACATCGTAAGAAACATTAAGGTCAGTCTTTACTTTACGAGCAGCAATGTTATTGGTATAAAGTGTTTCCATAGACATGACATTAAAGTCCTGATAAATGTACTTTATAGCACTATTAGGATTGACTGGCTTCTTAAAGAGATTGTTTAAGTTTACTGTTGCCATCTGTTAATTATTTATAAATTTTTGAACGAATTACATAAATATTTATATATGGCATCTCGATTTGAACAAGTAATAAAAGAACATTATGACAGATTTACTCGCAACGGGTTTCTTTGCGGTGATCTAGTTAGAATTAAACAAGAAGCCTTCACAGGTCCTTGGTCTAAGACTCAGTCTGTTGAGAAAATCAACATGCTTAGAGAGCTTGCTACATCAGGTGATTATTTGCGTGTTAGCCATATTAAATCCCCATATGGTTTCAGTGCTAACGGTAAAGATTATGAACCAGATGCCTTTTATCTTGATATTACAAGAGAAATTGCACCAGGTCTCTTTACAGACAAAATAACTGTACCTTCTTACCTAGTTGAATTAATGATGACAGGTGGTGAGAATAGAACTCAAACACCTATTAATCCAAAGCTTGTAAGACCAAATAATGAGATTATTAAACCAGAAGCAGTTAAGCCAATTAATAGCACAGCTAGATATATGGATACTCAACACCCAAGCTACCCTAAGATCGATGCTCTTCCTGGTAATGAAGATCCAGGTAATATTCCTCAGACAGATAAGAATGTAACAGGTAACCCTACAACTAACACAACCCTATCTTATACACAGAAGCATAAGATGGGTTATGGTAGTTACATGAAGGGTTATTAAACCATCGCCAACAAACAAGCGTAAAAGTTGATCTCTTGATCCATTACAAAAGCAGACTTATACAAGTGATCCGCAATGGTGACGAGCATTTTACGCTTATTTTTTTCGTCAAATTCAAACTCATTAATGAAGTTGAATAGCTGACGCATCAGTCCAACATAATCTCCGTTAAACACTTCTTCGTTCTCAATTACATGACGACGAATAATAGTACAGTCTTTCTTAGAAAGAACATTAATTAAGATGCCTTTTACAAGAGCAAT